TTTTAATGCGGACCTGGACACATTTTCAAGCAGTTCTTTGAAAGGCACGTTAATAGGTGAAATGAGGGAGAATATTTACATGTTTTCCAGTGCAAAGACATTTCAGCAAACACTTGAAATGAGTGAGGCTATTTATGAGGGAGACCGAATAAAGCCTTTTTCTGTTTTTAATCAGGACGCAAAAGCTATTTTTAAGAAGTACAACAATTTTAATCTTAATAAAACTAGCTATCTTAAAACTGAATATGAGACAGCTATTGGACAAGCACAAAATGCTGAGAAATGGGCAAATATCGAGGTAGATAAAAACATATTGAAGTATCTACGTTATAATGCTACAATCGATGACAGGACCTCTAAAATATGCGCCTCGTTAAACGGGTTAACTCTACCAGTAGATGACAAACGTTGGAACACATGCGCTCCTCTTAATCATTGGAAATGCAGATGCAATCTTGAGCAATTAGATGAAGCAGATTTGACCTCAAAAGCGGATGCAAACCAAAAGTTTAAAACGGCAACAGGATTAATGGATGACTTATTTAAATCAAACCCTGGTAAAACTGGAGAAGTGTTTAATAAATCACATCCTTATTTTTCGGTGCCAAAAAAGTACAAGGAGCATGCTTTAAATAATTTTGGACTCCCAATACCTAAAAAGGATAAGAAAAAATGAGTAAGTTTAAATTTGATAAGGTCCTGAAAAATATGCAAGACATGAAAAAGGTTTTGCCTGCTAAACTAGGAGCAACAGGAACTGTTTTTTTTAATAACTCATTTCGAAATCAGGGTTTCACGGATAGAGTTTTGACACTTTGGGAAAAAAGAAAAGGAAGCAGGAGGGACTCAGGCAGAAACATATTGGTAAAAACCGGAAGGTTAAAAGGAGCTGTAAATAATAGTTTGAAAATAGCTACTTGGGACCAAATAAAATGGAAAATACCCGGAGGAGAGGTGCCTTATGCTGCAATACACAACAACGGTGGCACTATATTAAAGAAAAGTAGAGCAGGAGTTGTAAGATTAGGATTAACCAAAAAGTTTGAGCATACCGGACGTTTTACAAAAGAGGGAAAGCTACACATTAAAAAAACTGTTTTAATCGGAGCTCATACCATTAACATGCCGAAACGCCAATTTATAGGAGACAGCCAAAAGCTGAGAGAGATATTTAAAAACAAAATTGACAGCGCAATGAGAGCCTGTTTTAAAACAAAATGAGAGCACTTTACGAGGACATAAAAACAAAACTTGAAACCCTGAAAGACTCAGACGGGAGCAATACGTTTAAGTGGATCCATGTTTGGAATAATCAGCTAGAGCTCATTGACCAAAGTAAAACATACGAGACTCAGTACCCGGCATGTTTTATTGAATTCATACCGGAAAGCATTAAGCAGCTTGGAGCAGGATTACAGTCTTTTGATCCTCTAACTTTACGTTTTCATATTATTCACCGAATGCTTGATGCTGAGGACGGAACAATGGAACAAAACCTAGACGTTTTTGATTTAAAAAAACGTGTATTTAAATTGTTGCAAAAGTTTGAACCAACCGGTGCCTCCATGTTTCAGAGAACACTTGAAACACCGGACCACCGTCACGGGAGCCTTTACGAATTTATACAGGAGTATAAAACAGAGTACATTGAAAACACAGCACTGGAGCCAGTAAATGGAAAAGAAGTACCACCTGACACTTTAAAACTTACCATCAGCTTAACAGTTGACGAGGTAGATAATCCAAACGAACCGTATCAAATAGAAGAATAAAATGGCTAGATCAGTTGAAGAAATAAAAGCTCAGGCAATCGAGGCAAAGGAGGCCGACTCTACATTATCAGGGATGACAAGCACCTCACTTGTTGCATTGTGGAACTTATTGTTTTACATCCCGGCATTAATGATAAACCTATTCGAGCAAATACTAGATATTTATAAAGCAGCTATTGAAAACATAGTTGAAAATAATTATGTAGGTACTCCGAAATGGATTAGAAAAAAAAGTTTAGAGTTTCAATATAGTGCAACCATTCCTCAAAACCTTGAAATAAACGATGAAACCTATAAAATAAGTTATCCGGTTATTGATCCATCACTGAGAATTATTACACGGGTAACAGCTGAAACGGATGTAAATAAGATTGTAAACATTAAAATTGCTAAGGGAGAGCCTCCAGTCCAGTTGTCAAGCCCGGAGGTCACAGCATATAATGAGTATTTAAAGCAGATCGAGCCTGCCGGAATAGAGTACAATGTTATAAATGCGGTTTCTGACAAGCTATTTTTAGAAATGGAGGTATTTTTTAACGGACAGTACATTGCTGTTATAGAGGCTAACGTAAAAGCATCAATAAACTCCTATTTAGCTAAAATTGCTTTTCAGGATAGCAGTGTTGGAAAACTGCAAGTCATTGAAATAGAAAAAGCAGTTAAAAGTGTTGCAGGAGTCGTTGACATAAAGGTTAAAAATATTTGGCTGAGGGCTCATACTATACCTTTGGTGAATGCATTTAAACTGGTTGACAACTATACCGTTTCAATCATTTCAGCGGTCCCATATTCAGGTTATGCAGTTGAGGAGACAGGCTCCGGTAACACATGGACTGATAAAATAACTTATACTATTCAATAATGCCAAGCATTTACGACATAACTTTTAATGATAGGGCAAAAGATGCTATTCCTCCTGAAAAGAGAGTACCTCGTATTTTATCCTTAATTTATGCTTTTTTGTACCCGTTACAATGGCTTAGAGATTTATTTTTTAATGTATATGCGAAAGGCCAGTTTTCAGGAGCATACAACAGCGGAAGCACTTATACAAAGGACCAAATAGTGATGTATGTTGATTATCAACTTTACATTGCAAAAAGAAATGTACCGATACTTACTCCTTGTATTGACACAAACTATTGGATGCTTGCAAGTATTGAAAATGTTGGGCTTACACCCCGGGCAAACGTTACAGGACAAAAGCTCCTACTGGAGTATGTTTTAAATAAAAATTTCAATACTACATTTAGACAGCCTGCAGTTGGTACCAGTGACATTTATGTTGAAAATCAACATGTGGACACTGCAACATTTACAGTTGGGACGGATCCTGAAAACACATCCAAAGCAGCAATTGATGGTGAAACAGCATTGGATTATGTAGGATTAAGTTATGACTATAATCCTTATGCATTAATTATTTGGGTGCCGACAGCGACACTTTACGAAATTACTGGTTCAACAGAGTCTAGCCCTTTTCCTGAGGCTCAAAAAATAGTATTATTCTACGCAAATAGGTATATTTTTGCAGGAATTAAGGCACAAGTAATAGAATATTAAAACAGAAAAACATGAAAAAAGTATTATCAAATAACATTGCAGCCGGAGCAAGACAACCATACACAAAAGTAACGCATGAGTGGTATAATGCCATGGTTAAAGAGCTTGGAGAGTCAATATTTAAATCATTGACAACTGGTTATAGTTCACAATATATTGTGCTTTGGGGTTGTGTTAATTCAGATGCTCCAAATGCCGACATTTCAGCCGGAGCAATTTGGTACAATGGTGAAATTTATCTTTGCGATGCATTTGTAGCAGCATCCGTTACGGGAGCAATCATTGGTACTCTAACAACTACTTACGATGCCTCAGATCCAATAATGTTCACGGACAATAATTCTTATAATGTTCACCAGGAGATAAAAATGGTTTGGAGTGACGGAACATCAGGCACCGGAACAGTTGATTATGATGATCTATTATTTGCTGAGATTGAGGGAGATTATACACCAACATTGTCATTTTATGACAGCTCAGATGTTCTCATTAGCTCAATTACTTCACCAAGTTCAGTGTATTACAGATTTTCAATATTTGATAAAGAGTTATGTATAAATGTTTATTTAAGCGCTTTTAACACTCCTGCAAACACTAACTATATTAGAGTAAGTTTACCAGTTGCAGTGCCGTCCGGCAAAAATTATATGGGAAGCGCCTGGGCGGATGCCTATGTTTTTGGAGGCTTAAACTATAATTCATTTGCGTTTATACGGGTAAATAGTGGG